CATCAATTATTGGTGGGGTTTTTTCTTTACGCTACAATAAGACTAAATTACTTTATAGATCGTGGCAGCAACTATAGACGCAACAATAAAAGGAGCTAGTGCTAATAGTTATGTCACATTGGCAGAAGCTAATACTTACTTTGAAACCGTTCCAGATTCTTCAACCTGGACAAATAAAACAGACGACCAAAAGAACAGAGCACTTATAGCATCCACTAGATGGCTCGACAGCTTCGTATTCTATGGAGATAGATGTGATTCTGGTCAGGCATTGAAGTTTCCTAGAAATAATTACCAAGTAGATGGGGTAGAACTAGCTTGCAGTACAATTCCAGTAAATATTAAATACGCACAGTATGAATTAGCAAGAGCATTAGCAAACGATAGTGAAGCTATGACAGGAAATGTAGGAACAGACGGCAACATCGAAGAAGTAAAACTAGGAGATATACAAGTCAAATACAATACCGATAGCCAGGGAACTGGCTCTGTAAATAATATTATGGATAAATACCCTTGGTTACAAAGTTACCTTGGAGCGTATATGCTAGGTGGAGCAGGAGCTTTTCAAATGAGAGTGGTTAGAGGATAATGGCAGGATCACTAGACACAGCTTTAAAAAAGATTGCCAAACAGGTGGTGTCTCAACTTGGGAACGCATTAGACTCATCAATTATTTACACTCGAAAGGGTATATCTAGCTATGACACAGACTCAGGTGAGTTTATTACAGTAGATACAACCTACAATATTAAAGTTCCAATAGAATTTATACAATCCAGCGAAGAATCAGGTTTTCAGGAAAATACCGCAAGACTATACATAACTCCCGATCTAATAGGCGATAGCCAACCATTACTCCAAGACGAAATAACTCTCACATTCTCTGGATCGACAAGAGGAGCAAAAATAACAGATATTCGTACACTAAAAGGTGGTCAAGAATATCTATTCCGTATTGACGTTATTTTCTAATGACTTTAGTAAAAGCACGAGCAGCATTTGAAAACGCAATATCTACTGCGGTAAATGATGCCGACCCAACAGTAAATGTGGTTTTTGACAATATGCCTTTTTCTACACCAGGTAGAGATAAAAAATATGTAATGGTAAACCTTAATTTCAGTCAGTCCACTACACAACCACAAGGAGCAGCACAAACATATTACGCAGGTTCAATCAGATGCGGAATAATGACACCGCCTAACCGTGGAAGTTCTATTGCCTCCGCTATAGCCGAATCCGTCATAACAGGTCTAACCTCCATAAATAGCTCTACTTATGTAGATAAATTTGCAGTAAGTCCAAGAGTCTCCGAGTTAGAAGGTCCAACTGCTGTTACCGTAGAAGGAGACACCCATTTCCTAACCGTTATAAGTTGCGACTTTAGTGCCAATGCCTAGCAGAAAACCAATTTCAAAACTAACTACCGACTTAAGAAAGGTAATATTAAAAGGCAGAAAGCAAATGGCAAAAGATATAGTGTACTCTCTTACTGAAGATGGTCCGTGGTGGACAGGAACATTCGGAGCTAACTGGGTAGTAGCTAAAACTCCCGTAAAACCTACACGAAAAAGAAGGCCAGAATATCCTTACTTTATGATTCCTGCTAGAACAGGTAGAGCATTTAAAAATGCAAGAGTGCCTACAGCAAAAATGGGTCAGGATTTATATGTAGGTAACAGAACTAAGTATGCTGGTTTTGCAATAAACGCTCCAGGTCAAACACTGCCTAACCTTAAAAATAAACAGGTTACATACGCAGAACACTCAAAAGAACACAAAATAACAGCTACATCTGTAAATTGGTACAACGTATATACATTGGGTGGGCTTATCAACAAAGATATAGACAAAGCATTTAAAAAAGTTGGTTTTAAATAATAAAGTAGTAGTATAGTATAAGAATACACTATTCATTTTTATGGCATCAGAAAGAGCAATCGACAAGCTAAAGCAAGCCTTTAGCATCGGAAGTAAAAGTAGTTACCCTATTTATAAGGATGGTGTATTAATTTTGCAAGTGTACTGGACACCACTAACCATTGCTGATCGAGATGCAATAAATGATACTTTAGTAGCTTCTAATCGAGTTCAAAATGAAAGCAGCTTGGACTTTGCTCTACAAGTAATAATAAATAAAGCCGAAGATCAAAACGGACAAAAGTTATTTAGCGAAGGTGATAAGCCTAGCCTTAGAAGAGAAATACCATTAGCAGTTTTGTTAGAACTTATGACTAAAATGCAAGAGTTGGGCGAGGAGGCTACCCCTGATGCCGTAAAAAGCACAGTTGAGTAAAGACCACTATTTATATTTTCAATTTTTAATTGCAGAAACTTTAGGCATGACGGTTCAATATTTGCGTAATAATATGACCCTAGAAGAAGTTTACGGATGGAACGCATACTTTAGTATTAAAAACGAAAGAGAAAATAAAGCATACGAAGATGCCCAAAAGAAAGCCCAATATCGTAAGGTACGCTAAACTAAGAACAATGTTTTACTTAAATTAGTGGCTGGCTCTAATTACGAAGTTAATATACAACTGAATGTTAAAAGAATTAACCAGCAGTTAAATAATCTTGAGCGAAGAATAAAAAAGTTAAATGATATTGCAATGGGTCAAAAGGGTGTAGGAAAAGCAGCCCTAAAAACAGAACGAGACAAACTAGCTTTAGCAACTAAAACTTTCAGAAGAGAACAGCAGATAACCAGAGAAAAACAAAAACAAAATAAGGTAGAAAAGGATTCATTTAAAGTAAAGAAAACCCCTATACCTAGACACTCAGGTGCAGCTTTAGGACCAAGTTCTCCAGTAAACGTAACTAACCAAGGAACTGTAATTCCTGGACCAAGTACAGTTCCAAAAAAGGCAGCAGGGGGAAGTGGTGTTTTATCTGGAGCGTTAATAAGTGGTGCATTTCCATTGCTATTCGGGCAAGGACCATTAGGTGCTGCTGCTGGTTTTGCTGGTGGAATGATTGGAGGTAAACTAGGTGGTCAAACTGGAGGATTTGCTGGAGGTTTAATAGCTACTGCTGCACTTACTCAGGTCCAGCAAGTAATTGATGGAGTGGCAACATTAGGTAACGCATTTAGTGAAACAAGTTTAGATATAAACCAAGTTACTAAAAGTCTAGGTTTAGTAGGCACACCGTCTGCTAAGTATTTACAGTTACTTGAAAAAACACAGGGAAAACAAGCTGCATATAATGAATCGGTTAAACGATTAAATAGAATTGTCGGTGATGAAGGTGTAAAGAATTTACAAGATTTTGGAGATGCTTCTAGGCAGTTTGCTAACGATATGAGCATTTTAATGACTAGACTTGCTGCTGCGTTTGCTGGTTTTGCAAATAAAATATCTAATGAAGGGCTTCTTGGAATGGGAGGTATTTCTAAATTTACTAAACCATTTGAACGCACAAATTTACTTAAAAGGGCAAAACTTAGTGATCAATCTAATGTTCAGGGTTTAATTGCAGAAAGAGATGAAATGCTCGGTGGTGCAACAGGTGGATCAGCAGGAAAAATTAAACGAACCGCAGCATTTAAAGAATTAGAAGAAAAAATAATAAAGCAGCAAAAACTAAATGAAGAACTTCAAAAAGAGTCTGATCTTAACGGAGCAAACGAATTGAGATTTCAAAATATGACTAAAAGTATATCGGACAGAACTCAATTTTTACAGAATTCACTTGTTTTAGGTACGGAAGAAGCAAGAATACAACAAGAAGTTAATAAAATTGCAGAAGCCTCTAAGCTAACAGGCAAGGAAATAAGTGATATAAAGAAAGGGCAAATAACAGACGAGTTAAGATTACAAAACCAGCTAGAAAAAACACTAGATTTATACAAGAGTATTGCTTCAACTGTTGAAAGTGGGTTAGTAGATGCTATAGAAGGTGCAATACAGGGAACTAAAACTTTAGGCGAGGTAGCAACCAGTGTATTTAGTCAAATATCTAGAACCCTTTTACAATTTGGTGTAAATTCATTACTCAGTAGCATACCTGGAATTGGTGGCTTATTTAAGGCAAACGGAGGTCCAGTAAAAGCAGGAGGTAGTTATATTGTTGGAGAACGTGGTCCAGAATTATTTACACCAGGATCTTCTGGAAATATCACTCCAAATCATCAGTTAGGAGGATCTACTAGTGTAGTAGTAAATGTAGATGCTTCTGGTTCTAATGTAGAAGGTGATGAAGATAGAGGTAGGGAACTTGGTCGTCTTATATCTGTAGCGATACAATCTGAATTAGTACAGCAAAAGAGACCTGGAGGTTTACTCGCATAATGGCTACTTTTCCTTCAATAACTCCTACTTACGGAGTACAAAAAAGATCCGCACCAAAAACCAGAACTGTTCGTTTTGCTGACGGCTACGAACACAGAATATTATTTGGATTAGCAGAACATCAAAATCCTAAAGTTTATAGTCTTACTTTTGAGGTATCAGAAACAGATGCAGATACTATAGAAACATTTTTAGATGCAAGAGCAAACGATAGTGCTAGCTTTACATTTACTCCTCCAGGAGAATCTAGTGCCTCACAATATGTATGCGAAGCGTGGAATAAATCTATTCCTTATTTAAATAGAGCAAGAGTACAAGCTACATTTAGAGAGGTGTTTGAACCATGAGTGCTGCTACTGTTTGGAGTGCCAGTGCCAGCTTGTCTTTAAATACAATAGTTTCTCCTACAAATCCAGTAACAGGTTTATTTTTTAGAGTTACACAGGCAGGAACAACTGGCAGTAGTGAACCTTCTTGGGTGAGAACAATAGGAGAAACAGTTTATGACAACAGTGTTAGGTATGTAGCGTTTAGTAGCATCTTTGCAGACATATCTAAGTTAAATCCTAATTCAGTAATTGAATTATTTACACTTGAACTGAATGATAGCTTTCATGGTGAAGTTAGTACACAGCGATTTCACTCAGGAACAAATCTTAATGGTAATGGCGATATAGTATGGGCAGGTGATAGTTATACAAGATTTCCAGTAGAAGCTAGTGGTTTTGCATATCAACGTGGTCAAATACCAAGACCTAAAATTATTGTTAGTAATGCTCTTGGAACAATATCAGAAATACTAAACAGAATAAACATAAGAGCAGGTAAAGCTGGAAATGATTTAACGGGTGCAGTTTTTACTCGAATTACAACTATGGCACAATTTATTGATGCTGCAAATTTTAGTGGAGGTAGTAACCCATTCGGAACACCAGATCCTAATGCTGAATTTGAACGACAAATATATGTTGTAGATAGAAAATCAGTAGAAAATAGAGAAGTAGTAGAATTTGAATTGAGTGCAGTGAGTGACTTAGTCGGAGTAAGATTACCAAAAAGACAATGTACTAGAGCGTTATTTCCTGCTATTGGTACGATTGTTCAATGAGTTGGCAAGATGACGCATTGGTTCATGCAAAAAACCAAAATCCTAAAGAATCTGTAGGGTTATTATTAAACATAAGAGGAAGACAAAAATATTTTCCTTGTCGTAATATTTCTATGACAGATTATCAATGCTTTATTCTCGATCCAGAAGATTATGTAAAAGCAGATAACTTAGGAGAAATAACTGCTGTAATTCATAGTCATCCAATGGCTTCTCCAAAACCTAGTCAGGCAGATAAAATTAGTTGTGAAAAAAGTAACTTACCTTGGTATATTGTTAGTCCCCAAACAGGACAGTGGGAATACTTAGAGCCTACAGGATATAAAGCACCATTATTAGGTAGGGAATGGATATGGGGTGTTACTGATTGTTGGAGTTTAGTTGTTGATTGGTATAAAGAAGAGAAAGGAATTAAATTAAAAGATTATGAAAGAAACATGACTCCAGATGAATTTTTATTTGATCCATTATTTGAGAGTTATGCGTGGCGAACAGGGTTTAGAGAGCTTAGACCAGACGAGCCATTAGAAAAGGGAGATGTTTTATTAATGTCTATAATGCATCCAACCTTAAATCATGTAGCTATTTTCTTAGGAGATATGGTTTTACATCATTTAGCAGATAGACTATCTTGTAGAGAACCTTACTCTGAATGGTTGCTAAAATGTACTGGTAAGAGGTATCGTTATGCTCAAAAAAGTTAGACTCTATGGTGATTTAGCTGACTTTGTAGGTCATAAAGAGTTAGATGCTGTAATAAATACCACTGCTGACGCTATTAGATTTTTAATTACTAATTTTGAAGGATTAGAAGCACACATGAATGATAGGCATTATAAAGTTATTGCTAACAAGTATGAATTATCTGAAGATGATATACACAATCCTGTGGGAAGTAATGGTGTAAGTATAGTTCCTGTTATTAGCGGTGCTGGTGGAGGTGCTGGAAAATTTTTACTAGGAACTGCTTTAATTGCTGGAGCTTTTTTAGTTCCAGGATCACCATTAATTTTTGGAAAGGGTTTTGGTGCTTCTCTTGCAGGTGCAGGATTTATGACTAAAGCTGCTGTTGGTATTGGAGGTGCTTTAGCATTAAGTGGAGTTTCAGATATGCTATTTCCTTTGCCAGATATGCCCGATTTTTCTAACGAAGAAGATCCTAGAATATCATTTAGTTTTTCTGGAGTACAAAACACATCACGGGCTGGAACCAGCATACCTTTATGTTATGGAGAGATTGTAACTGGATCGGTAGTAATATCTGCTGGTATAGACACGAACCAAATTGTAGCGGAGTAACTGATGTCAAAAATTATTAGAGGAGCTAAAGGCCCAAGAAAACCTAGAGATCCGATTAGAGCAGAAGATACTTTAAATAGTAAGGAGTTTGCAACGGTACAGGATTTATTATCAGAAGGTGAAATTGAAGGGTTTGCTACTCCATCTAAAAGAAGTATTGCAAGAAATAATGCTAACTATAATAATGCTTGTCTAGCAGATATATTTTTAAATGATACGTCAATATTAAATGTTTCTACTAATTTAACAGATGCAGAATTTCTTACTAAATTAGGCAGTTTACAAGATACAGATTTTAGTTATCAAGATGTAACTTTTGTTCCTAAGTTTGGAGAAGATAATCAAACTGCTGTTGGTAATGTTGATAATGCAATTCTTACAAAACAATCAACTCCCAGAACTCCTACTTCAACCAGTGCTGTCACAACATCTAGTCCTGTTGATAGCCCCGATTTAAATACAGGTAAAGATGCTGTAGAAGTAACAATAACTTTTGGAGCGTTACAGAAATTTGAAACTAATGGAGATATTTTAGGAACAGAAGTTAATTTTAAAATTTCATTACAAACAAATGGTGGGTCATTTGCAGAAAAAATTAATGAAACAATTAAAGGAAGAAGTGCTGATCCTTATGGAAGAGAGTATCGAATAGAATTACCTGATAATTATACGCAAGCAAAAATAAGAGATGAAAGAGTAACTGGTGACAACAATCCAGATAATATTCAAGATACTTTTACAGTTACAAGAATTGAAGAAATATTAGATGACGCACGAACTTATCCAAACTGTGCCTATTCAACATTAAGAATTAGTTCCGAACAATTTAGTTCAGTTCCTCAAAGAGCTTTTCGTATTAGAGGAATTAAAGTAAAAATTCCAGGTGCAGGTGCTAACAGTTCTGGTACTCCTAGTGTTGATAATGCAACAGGCAGAATAGTTTATCCAGATAACTATATATTCAACGGAACAATGCAAAATGCAGTGTGGTGTACTTGTCCAGCCATGATATTACTAGATTTGTTAACTAATAAAAGATATGGATTAGGAGATCATGTCGCTCCAGATCAATCTACGGATGCAAAAATGTATTCCAATATAGATTTATTTAGCTATGTACAGGCTTCTAGATATGCAAATACATTATTAACTGACTCTGTTGATGGTACAAGTGAAGCAAGGTTTAGTTGTAATACTTCTATTCAAGGAACAACTGAGGCATACACATTGATTAATGAGTTGGCAGGAATAATGAGAGCGTTTCCAATATGGCAAGCTGGTTCTATTACAATCGCACAGGATAGACCAACTGATACAAGTTATTTATTTAGTTTGGCAAACGTAACTGAAGCAGGGTTTTCATACTCTGGCAGTAGTTTAAGACAAAGACATTCAGTAGTTAGTGTCAGTTATTTTAATATGGATTCAAGGGAAATAGATTATGAAATATATGGTGATGATGATACTGACCCAGTTCAAGCTGCAAGAATAGCTAAGTATGGAATCGTAAAGAAAACAATAAAAGCATTTGGATGTACTTCTAGAAAACAAGCTAGAAGATTAGCAAAAGCTGTTGTATTTAGTGAAGAACAAGAATCAGAAACAGTAACCTTTACAACTTCTATGGATGCAGGAGCAATAGTAAGACCTGGAAGTGTTATTGCTGTAGCTGATCCAGTAAGAGGTGTAGAAAGAAGATCAGGTAGAGTAAAATCTGCTACTACAACTACGATTACAGTAGATAATATTCAAGACTTAAGTACCTTTATTGGAAGTAATCAAAAATGCCAAGTTTTATTACCTGATGGAAAGGTAGAAGAAAAAACAACATCAAGTGTAAGTCCTGGTGGAAATGGAATAATTACTTTAGATTCAGCATTATCTCAAACTCCTGCTGCACAATCTGTATGGATGTTATCAAGTGATTCTTTAAAACCTCAGTTTTATAGAGTTATAAGTGTAGAAGAACAAGATGGTACAAATTTTGTAATTACTGGTCTTACTTACATTGATAGAAAATATAACAATATTGAATTAGGAGAACAACTTCCTCCAAGAAATATTTCACTGTTAAGTGAATTAAAAGATCCTCCTAGTGGATTAAGTGCGATTGAAAAAATTGTAACTATAAATAATCTTGCCGTATCAAAAATAATTGTGTCTTGGGAAGTAAGGACAGGTGTTAGCCAATATCTTGTTCAATATAGATTTAATAATACAAACTGGAGAAGTGAAACGGTATTTAGACCTGATATTGAAATACTAAATAGTGAAGCAGGTACTTATGAGATCCGTGTATTTTCTTTTAATGCTGCATTAAGATTATCTAACTCTGCTAGTAATATCACATTTACAGCCGAAGGAAAAACTATACCTCCTAGTGCTGTTCAAAACTTATCTTATGAACCTTTAACAAATAAAGAAGTAAGACTCAGATGGAATTTAACAACTGATCCTGATGTTTTACATGGAGGAAGAGTTTTTGTACGGCATAGTAATAAAACAGATGGCACTGGTTCGTTTCAAAACTCTGTTGATTTAGTTCCAGCTTTAGCTGGTAATAGTACTTTAGCGGTTGTTCCTGCTTTAGAAGGAGAATATATTCTTAAATTTCAAGATGATGGGGGTAGGTTTAGTCAAAGTGAGACAAGTGTAATTGTAGATCTTCCTGATTTAATTGATGATCAACAAATTTTAACAGATAGAGAAGATACTGACCCATCTGCATTTGGAGGTACTAAAACTAATGTTTCAGTAACAGCAGGAGCATTGCAACTTACAAATCCAGCGACAAATTTAACAGGCACATATGATTTTGCAACAACTGTTGATTTAGAAGGAGTATTTTCGTTGAACGTCAAAAGATTAATACAAAGTATTGGATTTACAGTTGGAGCAGCAAATACTATAGATGGTCTTATACCAGCAGGAACTCTTTGGGATGATTATGCTACTGGTGGTAATTTTGATGGTCAAGCTATAGATGATGTTTCTGCTTCATTAGCAGTAAGAGTTACTCAAGATAATCCTGGTTCTGGATCTCCTACTTATACGGGATTTCAAACATTTGCTAACGGTACATATAAAGGAAGAGGATTTCAATTTAGAGCAATATTAGAATCTAAATCAATAGCTCATAACATTTCAATCCAACAGCTTGGTATTACGGCTGCATTTGAATCTAGAACAGAAAGAGCTTATGTAGATGCTGATGATGGACTAACAAAAACAACTCCAATATCTTCTGGAACTTCAGCATCAGGAAAAGCAATTACATTTTCTAAACCGTTTTTCACTGGAACGTCATCATTAGGAGGAACTAATGCTTATCCACCTTCTATCGGAATAACAATAGTGGGTGCTGTTGGTGGTGAATACTTTGTATTATCAGCAGTAAGTGGAACAGGATTTACAATAAAAATATTAGATTCCTCAGATAATCCAGTAAATAAACAATTTACTTTCCAAGCTGTCGGTTATGGTAAAGGGGTGTAATATAAAGAAAAGTATTTTTTAAATGACAAATCAAGTCGGTAATAAAAATATTGATAATGCGTCTGGTGCGGTTGTAAGAGTTGACTTGCAAAATACAATAGCTGCTACTGCTGCAAATAACTTTGGTCCAAGAGCAGATGCAGGTACAATATTACCTTGTGAATTTATAGCTGATAATTCTACAAACCCTAAAAAATTACTAATAAGAGCAACAAGCGGTGGAGATCAAGCTAATCCTACTTCTGGTCAGGCAGCAACATTTTATGAAGTAGGTAATTTAGATGAAGCTAATTTAGGTCTTGTAAAGAAAGCAGGAGATACTTTTACGGGTGCTTTACAAGCTATTACTGGTTCTGCTGGAACACCGTCAATAAATTTTGGAGATACTTCTACTGGTCTATTTAAATCAGCGACTAATACTATTGGATTTTCTACTGGTGGCACAGAACGAGTCATATTAGATAGCACGGGAATTACTATTAATAATCAAGGTGATTTAAGATTAAAAGAAGTGTCAGGCAATGGATCAAATTATGTAGCATTACAGTCACCATCAGCACTTTCAAGTAATTTAACACTTACTATGCCGTCAACTATAACCAATGGTGGCTTTATGCAGACTGATGGTTCAGGTAATTTAAGTTTTCAAATTGTTAATGGAGTTCCTTCTGGTGCTGTATTTGCTTTACCTGGAACTCAGAATGGTATCCCAACTGGTTATTTAGAATGTAATGGAGCAGCTATTAGTAGGACAACGTATTCAGATTTATTTGCAGTAATTGGAACTATATACGGAGCAGGAAATGGATCAAGTACTTTTAATTTGCCAGATTTACGAGGAGAATTTATAAGAGGTTTTGATAATGGAAAAGGAACAGATTCGGGTAGAAACTTAGGTAGCAGTCAAAGTGGGCAAAACTTATCTCACGATCACGATGCAGATGCAAGTGCAAGTTCAAATGTAAGCGATCCTGGGCATAGACATAATGCTAGAGGTTTTGGAAATGATGATGATGGTGGCAACCAATTTACTGGTAGTGGTAATAATGACGTTAGAAGTAACGCTATAGAAGATGCTACTACTGGTATTTCTGTTGCAACTAATGTATCTATTGACGTTGATAATGACGGTGGTAACGAATCTAGACCTCGTAACATAGCTATGATGTACATAATAAAAGTTTAATTATGGCAATCGAACCTGGCATATACAACTTCACTCTCCAGCGAAGATCGGATCATACAATTCCGCTTATTTTTAAGGACAACAATAATAATGCAATAAATTTAACTGGTTTTACAGTAGCAGCACAGGTTTGGGAGCAAACACGCACCACAAAGTATGCTGATTTTGCTGTTTCTTATACAGATAGAGTGAATGGATCGGTCAGTATTACTCTTACAGATACGCAAACTACTACATTTACTCCTGATATTTTAAGATATGACGTTTTATTAGTTGATGCAGGTGGGTCTAAACAATATTATTTAGAAGGTACAATATATATGAGTGAGGGTTATACAACAACATGACTTCTATTAACATTACAACTGAACGAAATACCGTTACAGTTGATGGCGATACCAATGTTGTTACAGTTGCAACTCAAGGCCCACAGGGGCCAGCTTTTGCAGCAACAGGTACTTCTTTGAATGATTCCAACAAAGTCAACAATTCAGTAGTGTATTTTGATTCATCTAGTGGTACATTTAAAGCAGATCAAACTCGCACCGTTGAAAATCTCGTAGACGGAGGAAACTTTT